TTAGGAAAATCTACTAAAAGCAGCACTCCCCTTACATCTCCCTTTGAAGGCATCATACCATCAGTCTTCACAATCTGATAAGAGGACATATCTATATCTGTGGTGGTTGATAATGTTGACATGAATTGCTGCCTAACCTTTAATGTTCCATCAGAGTTATATATATTATAGTCGTCCTTATTCAATATACAAGGGCATTGTATACTATCTGATCCACTATAGCCAGTCCAGCTTTCATCTCTTTGAAAAACTTCCTCTTGTGCATAGGAAAAAAGGGTACAATTGTAACCCATTGATGCAAGTGCTATAAACAGTGCTACAACTTTTCTCAAAAATTCCATATACGCATCCTCCTCGATTATCATAATGTAATCTATATAAGGGACTTCTAAAAACCCTAAATTTTGAAAATGTGACAATGTATTTTCGGGCATTTTAAACCATGGATTTTGTAAATAGATAGGTTTTTAGAGATGCCCTATAATCATTATACCACAGGAAAACAACTAAAGTCAAGGCCTATTTGTATGTTTTCCACGGTAATTTCACGAGTGAACAAATCATGAACGAACGCATTAAACGGAAGATTTGAGAGCAGAAATTTAGTATTTTCATTAGCATTTTTCCGTTCAAAACATATGGAATTTTTTCTTTTCCAGCTCCAATGTCATAATGTATTCATGATTTGATAACAGTATATTTACTCATGAAATTACCGTGAAGTTCTTTTACAATGACATTGCAAAATTGTTCACACAAATACACACAACTGTGTGAACTAACACAGAAAAAAACTGAACCAGATCTGCATATGAAGTATAAGACTCCACATATGAGATGATTCTCCGACAACGACGCTATATATAGGTCTTGGTGTGTATCACGCAAGAAGATTTCTCAAAAATTCCGAGGATTTATCATATATAGATGTTCTTTCTTAGTACTTCGTCCCTCTAAAAAACTGTGCATCAGGAGTATACGGCAGTTTGAAATCCATACCAAGCCGGTTCATCTCCTGAATTTTTATCAGCAGTAAATTGATATTCACACGGAGAATGCTTGCAGTTTGCGCAATGTCGTAACCCTGTTTGAAAAGCTCCACCATTTCGTATTCGTCAATGAGAATGTGGGCATTTACGGCGTTTGCTTCATATTCTGTTATATCGGTTATATCAAACAACTCAAATTCTTTTAAGCCGTTCTCACCTGCAAGATGACGATGGAGCAGATCGTGACCTAATTCATGTCCGCAGACCATGTTATAGAGAATCCTATTGACATTCGGATTAAGAAATATCATACGATGCTTCCAACGATACGCATACATTCCGAGAAGGTCGGTAAAATCGGGAACGTTATAAATCTGGATACCCATACTTGGTGCAAGTTTTAATGGATTACGAGTGCCGTGTTTCTGTATAAGATTGTTCGTTTGTCGATAAATCTCATATGAGTCCATTTCCGCCTCCTACTTCTTGTATTTTTTTGGTGTGTACTTTTTATTATCTTCCTTGCAGTCAAAATAAGCCTTCTGCAGTGCAATCATAACAGCGTCACGGTCCGAATCGGTCAGTTCTCCACCGGCAAATAAGCCGGACAATTCTGCCACCAACGCTTCTGCCTGCGCCCTTCCTCTGCTACCGTATTCTTCTGTCGCAGTTTGGATTAATTCTTCCTCATCGGCAAGCAGGTAATTGACATCCGCATCAAGGCATTCCGCAAGTTTCCGATATACTTCACGTTTTCTGGGATAACGGCCATCACACTCATACGAAATATATGTGCGTCTGGTAATTCCTGCATAATTTGCGACCGCCTCCTGAGACATATTTTTCTGAGCTCTTAACTGCTTGAGCTTTTCTGCGAGCTTCATATAACACCTCCTGTGAAATTAAATTTCTCAAAATCTGTTGAAAAGTGCAATCTGATTGTGTATAATGGATGTAGTGAAAGTTGATTACACTATTATTGTATCACGTTTCACAGTGAAAGTCAATAGGAAATGTGAAATTCATAGATAAGAGGAGGACTTTATGAACTGTTCATTCATACAATTGCTTGAGGATCGATTCAGACAGCAGCTCTGGGATGCCGTTTCCGATGTCATCGATGAGGACAACGCCAGATATCTGCCCGTTAAAATCAGGACTGTCAACATTAAGCACATAAACACCTCTGTGCTTATGCAGTGCGAGGATTATGCAGAACTTCCTGCAATTCTGAACGTAGAAACCAGCTGTACAGAGGATGGTTGTACCTATCGCCGTGCTATGGATATTTCCTGTACAATTTCCAGAACCTTCTCAAAATATTTCGATGATTTCAGAATTTACGGACTGAAGATCATGAAAAACATTACACAATTCAAAAACGACTGCTTCAGTGAGGCTCTTTTGCCTTGTCTGAATAAGGAACAAATGGAGATGCAGGCAATGCGTCTCATCAAGAAAGGCTACGGCTATTACTATGACGAGAACAGAACACAGAAAATCAGCCCTATTGTCATTGCGAAAGCACTCGGCATCAGGATATTTTTTGTAAGGCTGTCCGAGGATTCTTCTGTTCGTGGCGTATATGTCATGGAGGATACAGAGGTTCTCATCTATGATGATAAAACAAAATCACCTAAATACACCAGGATAAAGGGAAAAACCATCCTGTTGGAGAAAAATCTGCGTGGTCAGGAAGAGGTAGTACGTTTCACCATACACCGGAGGAGGATGAGCCGAAGGAAGATAACCTGACGGCGATGTCCTATTCCCGTGCAGCAACCATGCAGAGCCTTATGAAAAAGGTGACCGCAGAACACAAAGGCAAATCGGTGGATCAGCTGATGAGTAGACTGAATCTGCTGAAATATTGAGGAGGTTGATATATTATGACTATTCAGGAACTGAGAGAAAAACGTGCAAGGCATGGGATACTGCCCGTGATTTCCTTGACAGCAAGCGTCAGGCAGACGGCACACTTTCCGAAGAGGACAGCAAGACATACGATGCGATGGAAGCAACCATTGTCAATCTGGGCAAGGAAATCCAGCGTATGGAGCGTCAGGCGGAAATTGAAGCAGAGATGACAAAAGCAACATCTACCCCTATTCTCACCACACCGACCGCACAGGGCATGACTTCTGAAAAGACTGGTACGGCATCAGCAGAATACAGCACTGCTTTCTGGAATTCCATCCGCAACAGAAACTTTATGGATATTCGCAATGACCTGCAGATTGGTACGGACTCCGAGGGTGGCTACCTTGTGCCGGATGAGTTTGAGCGTAAGCTTATTGAAACTCTGCAGGAGGAGAACATCTTCCGTTAGATGGCAACGGTCATCAAGACTTCTTCCGGTGATCGTAAGATTCCTATTGTTACAGCAAAGGGTGAGGCTGTCTGGATGGACGAGGAGGAACAGTATACCCTCTCCGATGATGCGTTTGGTCAGGCATCTCTTTCTGTTTACAAGTTGGGTACAGCCATCAAGATTTCCGAGGAGCTTCTGAACGACAGCGTATTTGACCTCCCATCATATATTGCTCGTGAGTTTGCTCGTCGTATCGGTGCAAAGGAAGAGGAGGCATTCTTTGTTGGTGACTGCAAGGGCAAGCCGACAGGTATTTTCAATGCAACAGGCGGTGCGCCGGATGGTGCAACCACGGCAGGTACATCCATCACCTTTGATGATGTGATGGAACTTTTCTATTCACTCCGCAGTCCGTATCGTAAGAAAGCTGTATGGGTGCTGAATGACTCTACGGTCAAAGCACTCTGTAAGCTGAAGGACAGCACAGGCAACTACATCCGGCAGCCGTCTGTGACAGCAGGTGTTCCCGATACGATGCCGTATAATCATGATACATCGGAGAAAAAGACGGCTACTACAACAACTACAAAGTCTTAAGGGGGTACAGCTATGGCAATCAAGAAAAATATTACCGTTGATGGTATCGAAGTTCCCTTCAAGGCGAGTGCCGATGTGCCTCGCCTGTACCGTCTAAAGTTCGGTCGTGATATTTACAAGGACTTCGCAGCGTTGCAGAAGTCTGTATCCGAGGGTGATGAGAATAATTCAGAACTTAGCATTGAGAGCCTTGAGGTCTTCGAGAATGTCGCCTATATTATGGCGAAGCACGCTGATCCTGATGGCGTTCCTGCTTCTCCCGATGAGTGGCTGGAGCAGTTCAACACGTTCTCGATTTATGAAATTCTGCCCCAGCCGATTGAACTGTGGGGGCTGAATATCGAGACACAGGTGGAGTCTAAAATAAACATCGCCCGATTGACAGAGAAATGACGACGCCGTTGTTTCTGTTGAGATGCAAACAGCTCGGTCTTTCTATGACCGAGCTGGATTTGCTGACGATAGGTTTAATCAATGATATGTTCACTGAGCGTGAAAACGACGATTTTTCCTATGATTATCAAGCCCAGCAATCCGACTTCGATTCCTTTTAAGTGAAACAGACCTATCGTTATGACAGGTCTGTTTCGTTTGCAATGATATTTTCAATGTCTCTTCCACCGTAGAAAATTCTGGCAATCGTGACAGCAGCATTTTCATTATCAACAACATAAAAAAATTCGTAGTTGCCGACTGAATAATGCCGCATATTCATGCTGTGCCACGGTTCCCAGTCAACACGAACATAGCGTTCGGGTGATGTGTCAAGCTCTTTGATGCTGTCTCTGATTCGTTTTGCAAGTTTTGTGGCCGTAGTTGGTGCTTTCAGCTGATTTGCAATATATCTGCGGATTGCAAAAAGGTCGTTTCTCGCTGCCGGAGAATAGCTTACGCTGTATTTATTTGTCATTCTCCGAATTCCTCCGCAAATTGTGCGTCAATGTCCTCTGCTGTAAAAGTCTTTCCGCTTTTAAGCGATTCAACACCCTTCATCAGTTCAGCATCCATCTGCATTTTCGTCATACCGCCGATTGCAACAGGTGCAGCATAGGGAATTCTTGATGCAAAAGGCATACCGTTTTCAAGAACAATCTGGCTGTACAGCATCTGAATTGCACTGGACGGTGAGATTCCAAGCTGAGCAAGAATAGCTTCAGCATTTTCTTTTAAATTCGTATCAATACGAGCATAAACGGCTGTAGTGTTTGCCATAGTATCACTCTCCTTTGCTCTTATTATACCACACTTCGCCGACAAATGCAAGCGTTTGCAAGCAAATTATATATTTTTAGGAGGTGACCGAACATAGCAAACAGAATCAAAGGCATCACCGTTGAGATTAACGGCGATACCACTCGTTTAAGCAAGGCTCTGGAAGATGTCAACCGCACCATCAGCAGCACCCAATCCCAGCTGAAAGACGTGGAAAAGCTGCTGAAGCTTGACCCTACGAACACGGAGCTTCTTGCACAGAAACAATCTCTGCTGACCAATGCCGTGTCGGCTACCTCTGAAAAGCTGGACGCTCTCCGCAGTGCCGCACAGCAGGCTTATACACAGCTTGCAGACGGCAGAATTACACAGCAGCAGTTTGATGCTCTTCAGCGTGAGATCATTGACACGGAGCAGTCCCTCCGTGATTATCAGCGGCAGTTGGAGGAGCTTTCCGACTCCTCCGATGACCTTGATGATGCTCTCAACGACACCGCCGATGGTGCGGATGATGCGGACGATTCCATGAAATCTCTGAACAAGACTGCTGACAAAACAGAAGGCTCGTTCTCCATACACTCGCTGACGCTCGTCTGCTGTCAGCTCTCTTACGAGGGCATTGCATAATAAGAGTGAAAATCAGAATGCAGAGGTATAATGTGCAATGAACAGCCAGCTTGAAGCGTATATTGTAAAGCATAAAGTTACAGTTTCAAATACGCTCTTGTTCCGTGATTGGGAAGCATTCTTAAAACGGCTCTTTGCCGCAAATGGTCGTGTGGAAATGATCGTCTGGTACGAATATTGCAGGATCAATGCGCAGAAAATCGGAATGGGCGGATATAAAGACCCCGTAAAAAGTGACTGCATGTGGGCAGAAACGCCGATTTATCAGAATCACTTACAGGGGGAATCCATGGAGGAAATACTCGAATATATCTGCAAAGTAAGAGAAGCCTATCCGGACTGTGATTTGTATCCGGAATTCTATATCTGCTGAAGTCCGATTTTTAAACAACTGTAATTACCAGCCGCACCCCACCACAGGTGCGGCTTTGCTGTATACACCAAAACCCTCCCTAACGCATCGAGTCGGGGAGGGCGTATTCGTAGAGGCGATTCGCAGTCCGGAATTAGTTCTGATCAGCGATAGATGAATGAGTTGCGATTACCCCATCAACGATTGCGTCGTAAGACGAAAACCGGTCATCAGCATTGAGGTGTAATCATTGACTTTTCAGCTAAAATAGTGTATAATAACAACAGAAAATATCAAGGGAGGTTTCGTCTATGATACAGCCGAGAACTGTCGTAAATACGCTGCTGCATGAAAAGAAAAGAAAAATCAGCGGCGGATTTTATCACAGACTGCAGGTGGATTTTGCCTACAATTCCAATCATATCGAAGGCAGTCGCCTGACGCATGAACAGACACGATATATCTTTGAAACGCACACCGTAGATGGAACAGCCCATGTCAATGATATTCTGGAGGCTGCGAACCATTTCAAGTGCATTGACTATGTACTTGATACTGTCAGTGAGCCTATCACAGAAGCGTATATCAAGCATCTGCACAGACTTCTGAAAACCGGATTGATTGAAGATGACTATGATGACGTTGTCATCGGAGACTATAAAAAATATCCCAATGAAGTCGGACAGATCAGCACTGTTCATCCGAAAGAGGTCGCTGCACATATGGCAAGGCTCATCGGTGAGTTTTCTGCAAAGCCGCAGATTGATCTGTATGATGTAGCGGAATTTCATGCGGAATTTGAAAAGATTCATCCCTTTTACGATGGCAACGGAAGAATCGGCAGACTGC